TTAGTTTGATTGGGGGGGCGGGACAGGGGGGCGGCGGTAACGTCCGTTGCGTCACGCGTTACGTCACTCGTTATGTCTTCCCCCTTGATGCGGGCGCGATAGCGAGCTTGCCGAACAGCAGCGGGCGAGCGCTCTTTCGGAGCGTCTAGGGTTTCAGCCACCTCAAGGAGGTCGGCAGCGCTCAGCCCCTTTGCGATCAGTAGGCGCATGGTTTCGACGTTCATCGGCGCCACTCCGCGAGTAGCTTGTCGCCCTTGCTTGAGTTGCAGGACCGGCACGCTGTGGCGAGGTTTTCAATGTCATTCGTGCCGCCGCGAACCAAAGGAACAACGTGGTCACAAGTTAAGTCGTCGCCGCAGCCGCAATAAACGCAACCGTAGCCGTCACGCTCAAATGTTTCGGCCCGCAATTCTTGCCAGCGATAATTTGAAAGGCCGCGCCGTGCTTTGTTGCTATCACGCTTACGGGAATGTTCGTCTCTGGTTCTCGGGGCTGAGACTGGCCCGCGTTCCAATATCTTGAGCGATAATTCGTGAATGGCGATTCCGATTGCTCCGCCTGGGCACGCGGCAGCGACCAGCTGCTCTTTCAGCCAAAACACATCGTCACGGTCAGGCCCGCGTTCCATGGCTTTCGCTACGGCAAGGATTTCCACCCCACCGAGTTTGGCATCGAGCATATTCTGAACGATGTCGGCCGTAATGCTCATTGCCGCCGCCCCTTCAACAAACAGGTCGCCCTGCCGCTGGGCGTCCTCGATGCGCTTGCAGGCTATGTCGAAATAGCGCGGCTCACGTTCGATCCCGATGAAGTCCCGGCCCATCTGAACAGCCGCAACGCCAGTGGTGCCGCTGCCCATGAAGGGGTCGAGGATGGTTTGAGCGTCGGGCAGGAAGCCGAGGCACCAGCGCATGACCGGCTCCGGTTTCTGAGTCGGATGGAAGCGCTCAACGCGGTCAGCGAATAGCTTGTTGTTGGCGTAGATGATACGCTTCGGCGTAGTCTGCGGAAGGTTCGTCCACGCCAGTTCACCGTCGCCGTAGCTCGGCATGGTCTGGCACTTATCCCACCACAGCCACCGGCCTTGGGGCGACAGCACGTCAGCGAAATAGTTGCCGCCCCATAGGATTGCGAAACGGCCATGCGCGACACAGGCTGTCAGCAATTCAGGTGCAGGGCGGTCGCCATCCCAAGTATCGTTCGTCTCCATGCGCGGAATCGGCTTGCTGCCGTTGAAGGTCATTGCGCCGCCTGATTTGCCCTTGTCGGCCCCAATCCCATACGGCGGATCAGTCACCACCGCGTCCACCTTGGGCAGCGTCGGCAGAATGTCCTGGCAATCGCCCAAGTAGAGCGTTGCGCGGCCTATGGTTTCGACCCGGCTCACGCCCACCCCCACTTGCCGAGCGTCTCGTCAACGTCCGCCAGCGACCGGCACACGGCGTAACGGTGGCCCCACTTGGTCAGCCAGCCCTCAACCTCGACCTGGTTGTCAGCCTGCTTTTCCCCCTCCAGCTTGACCTCGATATGGCCTACCTTGTCGGGACCATAGACGATGAGGTCGGGGAAACCGGGGACCAGCCCCGCCGACTTGAGCACGTTCATCTGTATTGCCCGTTCGCGCGGCCCACCGGCCAGCACCGCCCCGTTTGAGCAGGCGACCGAACGATAGCCCTTCGCGGTCAGGTGGGCGCGGATTTGCTTCTGGAGGATGGTTTCAGGCCGCATGACTAGCCCCCAGTTTCGCTAGGCGGACCTCAATGTCCCATTGCAGGTCGATCAGGGCGGGGTTTGTCAGCAGGTCCTTGCGGCCGATTTCCTCCGCCTTCGCCAGCAGGCGATGCAGCTTTGTAAGGGCCGCCTCGATCTCGCCTGGCAGGCGGCGCTGCTTGTGGATCAGTGCATTGTATTCGCGCTCGGTCATGCCGCCCGCCGTTGATAGCGGGCAGCGCGGGCAAGCAACTGATCGCCGGTCAGCAAGCTATTGCCAACGCGCCAGTATCGCCCCGATAGAGAGAACTTGCCGATTAGGTCGCAGCGGTTGACCATGAACCGCTCACGGCGCAGCGTATCGGCCGCATCATCGTAAAGCGAAGTCGTGCGGATCTGCGCAATGCCCGGCGAACGAACCCTGCCCATCTGCGATATGATATTGGGGCGGGCCGTAGCAGCCTTGACGCCAGCTTCGGCAAGCCAGCGGTTCACGATCAAGTGGCTGGCCTTGTAAATCTCGCCAAGCTGGGTCTTGGTCTTGGTCGGCGCCAGTTCCGCAAATCCCTCTGGCACTTGACGCAGGTTGACGGGGATGCTCGGCCCCTGCTTGCGCCGCCCGCAGCCAGATTCCTCCGCCCAGCGCAGGATGACGCGGTTCGATGCGTGATAGTGCTTGGCAAGCTCGGCGCGGCTCATGCTGGCTTCGATCTTTACGAAGTCTGGTGGGCAGGCGCGCTTCATCACCCTTCCCCCCACTGGATAGGCGGCAGGCCAATGCGTGCGGCCATGTCATCGTGAAAGGCCCGTTTGGCTGCCTGGCGTTCGGCTTCGCGCTTGGCATGGCCAGCAGCGGCAAGCGTGCGGGCAGCTTCTACGCATGGGTCGATCGGCGCGGCTTTACGCTCCCCACGGCGGGAGAGGGATTGAAGCCATTGGGTGAAGGCTTTCATGCTGCCTGCACCTCCGCAAAAAGACCGGCGGAATCGCGGACGCGGCGCTCAGCAATGGCTGCGTAATCGGGCGACAGTTCGCAACCGATCGCATTGAATTGTTCGGCATCGGCGGCGATTAGCGTTGAGCCCGAACCGGCAAACGGGTCGAGCACGGTTCCGCCAACGGGCGTGACGAGCCGACACAGCCAGCGCATCAGGTCGATTGGCTTCACCGTGGGGTGATTGTTGCCCTGTCCGCGCTCTTCGGTTGTCGCCTTGGCGCAGTAGAAGAACCGCGCGGCAGAGCCGGAGTCGCCGTAGGAAGGATGATCCTCACCGCTTCTATCGCGTATGTCGAAAGTGCCGATCTTCGTCCCACCACTCGACTTGTGATGGGGCAAAAATTCGCCGCTCTTGGTCTCAGGAAATGCCGCCATCACTTCGTCGCTACCGTCGTGGAGGATATTGGCGGGCCAGCGGCCGAGCCCGTTGCTGTTGTCGATCCGGGCAGATTCGCGCTGCACAATGTAGCTGGTGCCCTCCGAGCGTGCGTTGTTGTTGCGGCCAAGGTCGACCCCTTCCGCTTCAATCCGGCACCCGTCGATATTCATCGCACCAGTCCCATGCGCTGCGATATTCCCCGCGACAGTTCCGATCAGCGGCTTCCGTGCGAGACAGATCGGCTCCCACGCGGGTTTGAGGGCTGTCCCCCAACCGCCGGGATGATTGTGCGACTTGGGGAAGCCAGACCCGTAGCACCATGCGAGCTGATCGCGGATTTCAAACCCGGCGTCCTCGATCGCGCAGACCATCCGGTGATAGGTCCGGGTGCCTGAGAACGCGACGAGGTGCGCCCCGGGCTTGAGCACGCGAAACACTGCAGCCCACGTTTCGGGCTGAAAGGCGACGTCGCCGCCGTCCCATGTCTGGCCCATGAAGCCTTTGCTGGCGCGGGCATAAGCTCCGGTCTTGCCGACCTTAGCGGGGGCCGCGTTATCCGCGCCGAAACGCTTAACGATGCTGGTCAGGTGGTATGGTGGATCGGTGACGCAGGAGTCGAGGCTATCGGGCTCCAGCGCCGCCATGCTGTCACGGCAATCGCCAGTGAGGATGCGAACGCTCACGCCGCCACCTTTCCGCACAGGGGCAGGTAAGCCACGTTGAGGGCCTTTTCCTCGCACTCGACAATGGCAACACCGCCGGGGCCATGCGGGCTGCGCGCCTTGGCGTGTTCGGCAGCATAGGCAAGACAGCCCTCGGCTATGTCGTCATAGTCAAGGCCACCAGTGGGATCGGGCACGATATGGAAGCCATCGGGGACTAGCAGCGACAGCAAGTCGCCCGGCAATGCCCGCAGACAGGCCAGCGAGGGGATTTGCGGCTCGCGCGTGCCACCGGGGGCGCGGGAGAGCCTCATGCTGCCATGTCCCGGAACGTCCCCTTGGTGCGCTTCCGCGCCTCCATCCGCCGTGCTGCGGCGAGGATCAGGTTCTCAACGCGGTCGATAGGCCTTAGCCCGACCTCTGCCTCTCCGGGCAAATTGCGGGACGCGGACGCCACCGTGATTTCGTAGGCTCCGTCCGCTTCAACGAACAGGTTGAGCGAGGCTAGGTGCCTTCCAATCCCGCTCACGCTACTGCCCTCAGTTCGACGCGCTTGGCGCCCAAAGTCTTGTCCTCGCCGGGGCCAATATCGACGCCGCATTCGCTTTCGTGATGGCGCGAACGGGCGTATTCAGCCGCGAAGTCGATGGCGCGTGCTGCAACGTCATCGTGGTCGCCAACGTCCAGATACCGGGCCTCCTGCTCGGCAAGCCGGAGCCATTCGGAGGTGAACGCGGGGCCGATAAAGCGGCTGATCGAGAGCAGGGCATCGACGGGCAGCGGGCGATAATCCACGCTGTCAGGGGCGCACATGGCGCACTCGATCACGCGGTCTTTGATACCCGACGCATTGGAAAGCTGCTTGACGCTGTAGCGCCTCCCCCTGCCCACAAAGAGGCGCAGAGCATCGCCAATTGCGTTCCCGGCTTGTTCGCGGGAAACGAGCGGCGCAAAGTTCGCGGACGCATGGTCAGGCACGGTCTATCTCCGAACGATGGACAGAAAGGATCTCAGACGCGGCGACACACTGGCACTGGGTCAGGTGTTTCCGTCTGTTCCGGTGTCCTCGATTGCGGGCGGGGTCATGCGCGAACCGATCCCGGCGCCGTCACTGGCGAGAGCAAGTCGCCCTCACCGCAGCCGCGACCGACCTTGCTGCTGTCCGCCGGATTGGTGAAGTCCTTCCAGTGGACCCAGCCATGTTGACAATCGAAGCCCCACTCGCGCTCAATCGCGCCGGTCAGAAACAGGCTTATCGCGCGTTCGCCGGGGATGACCTCAAGCCGATGCAGCGCATTGGCGGGCCGCTTCACAACATCGCCAGCGCGGCGCGTAAACGTGCCTTCGGGCGTGTGTTCGATGTAGCTGCCGAGGATCAGAAAGCTGGTATTCGGCCACGGGTGATCGTGGAACGCGCGGTCATCGTCGCTGCGCCGAATGTCGTGCAGATAGACGTTCTGCCACGGGTTGCGAGGAAGCACCCACCAGCGCCGCAGATAGTCGTCTCCGATCACGAAGTCGGGCTTGCGGGCCATGACGCCCTCAGCCCACGCTTGCATTGCGGGCAAGTCGGCGGAAGGATTTGCCGGGACAGCCACTACGCTGCCTGCCCTGTGGTGGTGGGTTCGGGGATGGCGCGGGAGTGCGGTCGTCTGCCCGGCGTGACGCCGACAAGCCGAATAAGGCGATAAATGTGAGGCTGGGGAACGCCGTGCTTTTGGGCGATCTTGGTGGTGCTAACCCCGGCGACGTAATCCGCCGCGATGGCGCTGGCCTTCGCGAAGGT